TGTTTGGATAAAATGGAATTGCTCGAACATACTCTCTACATTAATCTAGAGAGCAGGAAAGATCGACTGTTGGAAGTTCAAACGGAATTGGCTAAATTGGGAGTGAATGGAGAACGTTTCAATGCCATACAAACGAAAACCGGATCTGTGGGGTGTACGATGAGCCACATTAAATGCGTCGAATTGGCGAAAGAACGCGGATATGAACAGGTTTTCATTTGCGAAGACGATATTTGTTTCTTGGACCCAGAACTTTTCAAACAGAATTTGCAAAAGTTCCACGAAGACGAGGAGATCATGTGGGATATGTTGATTATTTCAGGCAATAATGTGCCTCCTTTCATGAAAGTCAAAGATTATTGCTGTCGAGTTTTTTATTGTCAGACCACCACAGGATACATTGTGAAAAAACATTACTACGATACATTAATCAAAAACTACAAGGAAGGATTACAGAAACTTATTCGAGAACCGGAAAAGCACGGATTATATGCGATAGATATGTATTGGAAACAATTGCAGAAACAAGATTTCTGGTACATGTTGACGCCTCTTACCGTGAACCAGAGACCCGGGTTTAGTGACGTGGAAAAACGCAACGTAGATTATACTGGCCTTATGTTAGATCTAGAAAAACCTTGGGCAGTAAGAAAATGACAGCATAAACATTATTATTGGGGGGGAGAAGGTATCGCCGAATAACACCATATTTTATGGGGTATAAATTATTTCACTCGATCATGGAGTGAAATAATTTGAGGAAATAATAATATTACGGTATTTTACATGACAATACATACTTTCGGAGACGCAAACTGTTATTGTGGATGGCACGGAGTAAACTCTCACTACATAGGTCCGGAATTTTGCTATTCTTTCGGTAGGCGAAATTTGAGTAAATACGATATAATGAAGTATGATGTCAAACGAGGAGACACTATCGTACTCTGTTTCGGTGAACGCGATTGTAAATATTTTATACATCAACATATAAAGGAAACCGGGCTTACATATCAACAGATTATAGATGATACTGTGGAAAAATACTTTGAAACCATTCATTTGAAAATCACGTATGCTCAAATAGAATTGAAATACGTTTGCATATATAACGTTATTCCGCCGGTTTACCGACACAATACATTTGATAGTTGTTTCTATGAGATGCCCAGTAATGAAGAAAAGAAAAAGTATACACTGTACTTCAATAAAAAACTGAAGGAAAAGTGTGATGAATATGGGTTCATATTTTTCGACATATACGACAAGTATGCAAATATGGACGGTTATCTAGATGCGAATTTGAGCGATAATAGAAATTACATAAAGAACGGGAAATATATCAACGAATTTCGCCAAAAATATCTGGACGAATAAATGCAACATAAAGACAATAAACTATTGTGTTTATCTATGATAAAACTAGTCAAGACACGATATACTGACAGAGGCGGCGGAGATAAGTATTACATTGATTGCTCAGCATATTCCGAAAACCCCGACACAATACACATACAAACACTCATTCGAAATACCAAGGATACCGATGTTGTTATTCTGAAAGCAGTAGCTACAGATGAAACTATACAAAAAAAGAACCGTCATATTGTAGTGAAAATAAGCCCGAACCCAAATAAAACACCAGAAGATATGGCGAGTAAAGAATATCGGATCGGAGAAACAATACATCAACATCAACTCTCGGGGTTTATCCGTTACATATGTTTATTCAGCTGTTTCGACAATTCGAGTAAAAAATTCGAACCTATTGAACCTCGACACCCACCAATACCAAAAGTGGCAAAAATCTGCAAGGCAGTCGAAACAACAGATAACAAGAAAAATGTCTTGGTTATGCCTTATATCCGAGAAGGATCTGTCGAAAAATACAATTGGACAACAGATAATATTGATCTGTTGAAGAATTTACTGATACATACGATATTGTCATCGGCAACCGCCTTTCAAAAAATCGGGCTTATCCATGGAGATTTCCATTTAGGAAATGTTCTCTTCAAGAGAACAAAAATTACAGAAATAAACTACGCATTTGCGAATGGACAATCCGTCAATGTTCCGACAATGGGATATAAGACAGTGATCATGGATTTCGAAAAAACCGATTTAGGAATAATAGATCCGTATTTGTTTTGGAATGATTTACGAAATCTTCTGTTGAAAGTCGACGGACTGAAAAATGACAGTAACGGAATAGTCAACTGGGACAGCAACATAATAGTATTTGTAGAGAACATGCGCAACAATCGAAAATCTGCCGATCACGTTACCGAATTCGTAGAAATCGTGAACAAATCCAACCTGAGGATCGAACGGTTAGCCCCGATGCCCAAATATGATCCGAATGTTTTTTTTTAGTTGTGTAGTCTCAAAAAATTGGACAATACAGCCTGATTTTTTGAAATGTTCTCTATGGTGCGCAGATCCGACACATATTCCTTCTTCATCATTTGTTCTCTATATGCCTGGTTTTTTTCCGCCAGCATCCTTTCCGCCTCCAGTTTTTCCATCGGTTTACCGGTGTTCGCGTCACGCTCTTTCACGAAATGATCAACAGATTTATACTGTTGAACCTTATCGAAATCGCGTTCACTGACCACGAAAACCGTCTGGTCCTTGTGTACTTTTCTCAGATCGTCGTATTTCAGTTTGCCGAAAATATCGCTAGATACGTATCCACCGTCTTCTTCCGTATCGTCGTACAAGTTCTTACCGGACGCTGTTGAAAGGTTCTCAACACCTCGATATTTCACCATTCCATTCTGTGTTTCTTTGATTTTTTCTATAATAGCTCCCATGTTTTTATTGTTGACGGTTTCGTTGACCACGTAAGTCGGTGCCTCGTTGGAGAACCACTGGTTTTTCTCCGGGTTCGGTTTTTCATACATGTTCTCTTCAAAGAGTTTATTAAATCTCTTTTGAAAATCCTGTGGCGATAAATCCTGTATTACTTTCTTGACGCTTTTGTCCACGGTTTTTGACAAATCCTTCGTGTTGTATTTCGTGTTTTCTTCGGTTATCGTCTGATTTTGTTTGTTTTGTATTTCCCAGAACTTGACGACAATATCAAATGCCTTTTTATAAAAGAGGAAGTAGTCGGCGGCTAAACCTGATTTATCAGGATGGGTCATGAGAACCTTCTTTTTCGCTCGTTTTATATCGGGTTCGGTTATAACTGTTGGGTTTGCAATATCGAATAAGGCGAATAATTCAATCAGTGAATATTTGTTTATATCTAAATTATGTTTTTCGGGGTTCATCGATATAGATATACACATTTAATATACAAAATATACACTGTTGAAACTCAACAATGATTATTCGCGATATTCGAAGTGTGGACGACTTTCATTCTCTGTTGGAGAAAAACCCGGGACTGTTTATATTGAAACTAGGTGCGGTGTGGTGTGGACCCTGTAAAGTAATAGAAGGCGATGTAAACCGGTTTTTTTCAACAGCCCCGCCGGATGTTCAGTGTGCGATCATTGACATTGATCAGTGTCCACATTTGTATGTGTATTTGAAATCGAAAAAAATGGTAAATGGTGTTCCGGCCGTTTTATCTTACGTGAAAGGAAACACGAGTTACGTTCCCGACGATTTCGTCATCGGAGCAAATAAGAATGAATTGTACAAATTTTTTGACAGATGTAGAGAACTTATGAAGAGAACCTAAAAACCAACAAACCAACACCAAATATTATTTCCCAGGCGAAGCGTATCCGATGACTGCACAAGCGATGCGAGAACCGGCATGGCCAGTAATGAAGCTGTCGTCATGTCCGCCTTTTCCTAAATCGTCTTCGTCGGCATGAATGATGACACCTCGACCAATGATGTTCGATTTGGTTCCACGCAGTTTACACAATTTATCTGTAAAACGGTATTTAGCACAACAGTTGGCGTCGCTACGTATATTTCCTAAATCTCCGACGTGACGATCGGTGGCGTCCGGGCCTCCGTGGTTTTTCCCGTACGGATTGAAGTGGCTACACATGCTGGTACATTGGTCGCTCATGTCACCGTATTCGTGTATATGGAAACCGTGTAGTTTGTTCTTGCCGAGACCGCCTAAAATATCAACATCAATCACTGTTGAATTGTTTTTGATATCTTCCGTGAAACGGACGGTCCCCTTTATTTTTTTCCCGTCAAAAACGGCAATCGCTGAAATCGGTTTTGTGGTTGTTGACATCGTGGGGGTCGGTTTGTTTGTCTATAGTGTTGTGATAGAAAAACAGACGAAATTGTAACGAAAAAAAATATCGACAGCTACTATATCTATATGTATAATTATTTAGTCGAATTTGTGGCCTCGGCATTTGTAACATATGTTGTTTTCGCGACGGCCAATCCTCTAGCGATTGGATTTGCTCACGCGTTCGCACTTCTTTTAACACAAAAAATATCGGAGGGACACGTAAATCCGGTGGTTCCTATCGTAATGACCGCAATAGATAAATTTTATAAACTTTTGTGTTATATTTTTGCCCAAATATTTGGAGGGTTTGTGGGGTATCAGATATTCATCAAGTATCGCATCCCGGTGTAGATCAAGCCTTGACCGGTTTGTACAGCATTCTAAAGAGAATGAGCAGACCGATAATACTCAACGACCCAATATATAAGCGTGTAACTCCGTTCATTTTTAATTCAACAGGTATTGCTTCCGCCGGTACGGCAGCGGTCTCGTTTGCGTGTATTAACGGTTTTCTCACCGGTGGCAATGTATCAGTGGAAATGTCTTCAGTTATAAAGACAAACTCGGGTTCTGATCGCGATGCGTACGGTAATTCCTCAACAGGTTGCGCGGGACAATGATCTGTATAAGAAGTAACTACAACGTAATTGTTGTTCTCGTCCTCTTCTAAATATCCTTGCATTTTCGGTTGAGGTGCACTTTCTTCTTCAAATGCAGCGGCGATTACATTGGAACTTTTCATTACATTCTTGGGTTCATTGAATTTCTTCTCGTAATCTTCTTTTTTCGGAGTATTATCGACGTAATGCGGCATATAACATATCCATATAATATTATTTTTATGAATTAACATAGAGATAATATGCTATTACTAATAGTCAGCAAGCAATACTGCCAGTAAACCATGTGTGGAATTATTACAATCATCAATAATAACGTTCTTTCCAGAAATTTTCTACAGAAAAAGATTGAACTATACACACTAAAAGACCCAATTATCCAGAACTTTATGCCGAAAATAGACGTCGGTTATAAGGATACTCCACCGGTTATCGTAAACGACATTGCCATATTGTGTGAAGATGGGGACATCTACAATTACAAGGAATTGTATTCACTCATGGGAATAACTCCCACCACGGAATATAACAGCGAAATAATCATTCACTTGTATCGCAATTACGGCATTGAATATACTTTACAGATAATCGACGGAACTTTCTCCTTCGTTTTGATCGATTATCGAATAACCGAAAAGTGTGCAAGAATGTATGTAGCCAGAGATCCGTTTGGAGTGAAACCTATCTATATGCTAAAACCGGCAAAAATCCCGGCAAATAAAGAACGTTCTCAATCGCAACAGCCACAACCACACGAAAATATATTCGCTTTCGCTAAAGATTTGAAAACGCTAAATAGTTTCGAGATGAATTTGGCCGAAAATCAAGGTGTAGAGTATGTCATCAACCAATTACAGCCCGGTTCGTATTCGATGTTTGAATTCCCCACTTATGTGCTGGCATCTTGGAAATTGGTGTACGAAGAAAAACGCTATTTTACGATCGGGCCGAATGCATTCACAGTTCCCGACAACATTCAGAAAATAAAAAGCGAAATTCGAGAACGATTAATACATTCTGTCGGAAAAATGTGTAACCATAAGAAATTCAGCGGGAAATTCGCGTGTATGTTGTCCGGCGGCTTCAGTAGTAGTTTAATGGCGGCGATAGTAAACAATTACTGTAAAATGAACGATCTGCCGAAGATAGAGACCTATTGCATCGGGTTGGAAGGTTCGGCGGACCTAAAGTATGCGAAAATGGTCGCCGACCATTTAGACACCAATCATACTGAGATCGTGTTGAATGAAAAAACTCTGATCAATGAAATATTGGCAGACGCCATACCCCACGTGGTTTATTCCGTGGAGAGTTACGACGTAAAAACGGTGAGAGAAGGCATATATAGGTGGCTGTTGGGGAAACACATAAAGAACAATAACAGCGAGGTAAAATATATTTTCTGTGGAGACGGACTGACTGAACTCACTGGGACATATTTGGAGAATGTGGAGAACATCATGGATTTTGACAGTAAATGTTTCAATTCCATGAAGAATATGTATCGCAACACGCTGGTATATACTGAGAATTCGATATCCTCTTACGGATTACAGTCGGTTCTGCCTTATCTGGACAACGGTTTTGTGAGTTATTACATGATGATACCGTCTATCATACGCAACAATTTTCAAATGAACTATGATCGATATCTGATAAGAACGGCGTTTGAAGATTTTTTGCCGAACCAGGTGTTATTTCGAGATAAGGAGCGTTTTAGTGACAGTCTGCAAAGTGTCATAGAGACGTACGCCAACACGGTGGTTGCTGACGGTTTCGATAAAACCGAATTCTCGGCGAATACAAAAGAAGAACACTTGTATCGTTCTTATTTTATGGATTATTTTGGAGAAAATCTGATACTTCTGAAGAATTAGAAACAACATAAATAAATTCACCACTGCTCTAAAATTCAGTGTTGAATTCAAATACGTCGGGACTAACCGACTTGTTCGCCAGGGCATACTCGGAATTATTTCTTTCGAAGAAATTCACCTTGGTTTCGATACTGATGAGTTCCATGAAATCAAAGGGATTATTTGAATTGTAAATCTTGTCGTAGCCCAACTGAAGACAAAGCCGATCCGCTATGAATTCGATATACTGCGACATGAGGTTCGAATTCATGCCGATTAAACGGCAAGGAATGGCGTCAAGGATAAACTCCTTTTCGATTTCAACAGCATCCTTGATGATATCGTATACCTTCTTCTTGGACAATTTTTTCTGTAGTTTTGAGTAGAGAAGAATAGCGAATTCGGTGTGTAGGGCTTCGTCTCTGGAAATCAATTCGTTCGAAAACGTCAACCCGGGCATAAGCCCTCTCTTCTTGATCCAATAAATCGCCGAAAAACTGGACGAAAAAAAGATGCCTTCTATCACGGCAAAAGCCAACAGCCGTGTGGCGAAATTGCTTCTCTTATCGCTAATCCACTTCTTCGCCCAATCCGCCTTCTTCGTAACACACGGATAATTGGTGATCGCGTTGAAAAGCTTATCCT